ACGCATGTTGGGACAAAGGTACAAAGACCATCGCGTATCCAGCGCATGGTAAAAAGATTGCTAAACAGTACAAGATAATTGCTAGCATAACATTGTAATGCCATACAAAGTGTATTATGGTGGACCAAAACAAAAACGAGGATCTAAAAATGAATATGCACAACTATTATGCACAACTACAACCAAAAACATTTGAAAAAGCCTGCGAAGACGACATCACACTAGGCGAGGCACTTGGCCCTGACGGGTGCGACGACTTTAACCTTGCCGCAGACATCCTGATTCAGTACAAGGAGGCGATTGAAGAGGGTGATGAAGATATGGCCGAGTATATGTGCCTTCGACTGGGACGGCTTTTGCTCCCTGCTGGGATGAAGTATATTAATCGGATAGTGGGGGCGGACGAATGAGCAAAGTCATGCTTATAGCGATATTAACGCTCATTATTTGTCTAGGCATCGTGGGTGAGATGGACGCTGAGAGCAATGCCGTGAGCGAGCGTCACTATATCAAAATGGTTTGCGAAGGGAGCTGGCCTGATTACAGAAATGAAAAACCGGAGTGTATAGAATGAACCAACAAGAAAAGGCGCTTGATTTAATCAAGGATGCCAGCAAATTAAAGGTAAAGATCATGATCACAATTACGCTGAACAAAATAAAAGAACACAATCCTTGCGTTGATGGGTGGAAAATCCTACTGAAAAGTAAGCCAGGACTAGACTATAACGAACCCTTTCCGCTGTCAGACATACTCGACAGCAATGGTCTACATGACGCATTGTGGGTTCTGAGGTGTCTGCCGCAGTATGGCAACATCTGGCGCAAGTATGCAGTGTGGTGTGCTAGACAGGTGCAGCATCTTATGACAGACCAGCGAAGCATAGATGCACTGGATGTCGCATGGCGGCACAGTATATGTGAGGCGACAGATGGGGAGCTGGATGCTGCTGCGGGGGCTGCATGGGATGCATGGGCTGTTGCTGGGGCTGTTGCTGGGGCTGCTGCTGGGGCTGCTGCTGGGGCTGCTGCGCGGGATGCTGCTGGGGATGCTGCATGGGATGCTGCTGGGGATGCTGCATGGGCTGCTGCATGGGATGCTGCGCGGGCTGCACAGTCGCAAAAGCTGCGGCAGATACTTGATGCTGGCGAGTGGGTGGAGTAGAACTAAACGGGCGCGAAGCGCTCCGAATTTGAGGGATTTGTTATGCGCGTTTTACACCTAACATTAAAAAAGAAGTGGTTCGACATGATCGCCAGCGGCGAGAAGCGCGAAGAATACCGCGAGATTAAGCCGTATTGGAGCCGCCGCCTCGCAAGCATCTGCACTCCTGAATACGACGCTGTGAAATTCCGCAATGGATACCGGCCAGATTCGCCTACGGTTACCGTTGAGCTCGATGGCATTTACTCAGGATTTGGCCGCAAGGAATGGGGTGCTCCACATGAGCGAGTTTATATACTGAGGCTTGGCCGGATACTGCAAGCCCCATAACCGCTGCAACAGGGGACGGAGCGAAGCGGAGTCTGACTTTATGCGCTTGTTATATTACGTATTGATAGGAGTTTTATTATGATGGCATTAACTACAAAGCACTGTGAAGAAGTCCTTAATCAGCGGCTCATAATTGGTAGTGGTGAGGCAATAGATGGTAATCGTAAGCGTTTTTATTTTCACGTTTGGCTAAATGAATATCAAGTTGAGCATGGATCGCATGGAAAAGAAAAAATAATAGATTCTGGGCAAGCTGTAGAAGAGTTGCTGGAAGTCTACAATGAGTTATAACCCTAAATACGGCGACGATAGGGTGTGTGAGTGCGGCCACGCTTATTACCGGCACTTTGATAGCTACGAAGATATGTACCCTTGTGGCTGCAAATACTGCGATTGTGAGGAGTTCATAGAAGCACACTAACCGCTGCAACAGGGGCGGAACGTCCCGCGCAGCGAACTGGTTGCAATTGTTATTTTTTGGAGAATCACATGGAACCGAAGGACTTAAAGCGAGAACTTGAATCAGCGTACAAGCTGCTTGAGGAAAAAGAACGTCAGATTAAGAACCTGCTGATTGAGCGCAAGCAAAACAATATGGTGATGGAGCTGTTGGAAACTGCCGGATTTGTTAAAGAGGGCAAGCTGGAAGAAGCCAAGGAATTTGTACAGACATTCAAAACATAACCCTGAGGATTCTGCATGAGCAATCAAAAAACAGAACAACAAAAAGCACTTGATCTGATTAAGAACGCTGGCTATCTAGTAGCAACAGCGAAAACACAATCAGAGAAAGACCTGGCATGGTCAAAGAAGAGGCTTGCTATGAGGGCTTGTAGCGATGCGCAATTATCTTATTTAGATATGATTGACGCATACGTAGCAGGTTATAAAAAATCAATTACAATACACTGAGGAGACAAAAATGAAACTGGATATAATATTAAACATGAGAGGTTATGCGCTGTCACTACTTCAAGCTGGCGTTATTGTTTCATTGTACGAGGGACCAAGATATCGTGCTGATCTGGCGAGGCTGTTAGAGACAGACGATCCGTCAGTAAGTAGGGCGGCTGACACACTAACCGAAAAGGGTTTGGTGGAAAAGAAGTACAAGATAGAAAAGGTAGGGAAGGCAACAAAAACAGCACTATTCGTTTTAACTGAAAAAGGGATGAGTATATTCCAATGAGTATTTTAGTGGACAAAATCAGACAATGGCACCATGACAGAAACCTAATTCATGGATCAACAGACAAGGATCAATGCTTAAAGCTAATACAGGAGGTAGGGGAACTATCCGATTCAATCTGTAAAGGCCAAGATATCAGGGACGATATTGGGGATATCCTTGTCGTTTTAATCAACATTCTAGAGCGGAACGATATTGCACTGAATCTGTGCCTATCCATTGCCTACGAAGAAATCAAAGACCGCAAGGGGACTATGATTGACGGGGTATTTGTTAAAGAATCAGACAACTTAGGGAGTGTAGCATGGCAATCATCAGCGCAGTAAGTAACACTGACGTAAACAAAAAGAAAAGGGAAAAGAACAGAAGGTTAATAGAGGACTACCTTAAAAATGGTGGAAATGTCACAGTCTATCCTTTCGGTGCATCATCAAGAATAGAAAGTTTCTATCAAACAGATCTACAGAAACAAAAACGCAATGAATCAAACTTAAAAAATAAAACGATTAGAGGGGCTTCTATCACTATCTAGTAGGGTAGTATAGGGTAACGTGATAAAGTCCGTTAGAACGCAATACAGAGCCTCTCAGGGGGTATAAATAGTATGGATGAAGGTAAAAGAAAACTAGACCACACTAAGTGGGATCCTAATAGGTGTGTAATCATCTGGGAAATCCCAGCAGAGCTACATTACTTAGCCTTTGTCTCTGCACAGGTAGTAAACAAAATAATACTTTACAAAATAATGAACAAAAACACTTGACAGAACAGTATCAATAGCTGATACTTAAATCAGTATCTCCCATAGGTATATCCCCGTTAGCCCCAACCAGAAATGGAAGGGGCTTTTTTTTGAGCTAAGATTATGAGATGTTGTATTTGTAATACAGAATTAAATAACTACGAAGTAACACTCAAGTACCCACCAGATCATCCTAAGTCTGATGAGTACCTTGATATGTGTACTGAATGTATTGTGGTGATTAACAAGAGTGCAGTCATATGTAATGAACTGCTTTAGAATTATTGGTATCCGAATAGGATGCTACGAAATTCATCCTATTAAATCCTTGTATTGATATTGATATTGATATTCCAGTATCATTTGGCAGTAGTGTATTGCTTTCTTGATGTCCTCTTCTCGACCCTTTGATCTATGTCTTGAAATATACTTTATTACATTACCTTCCAGGTAGTCCAGGTTGTTTGATTGAATATAATCTACTGGTTGTATAGCCATTTGTTTGTAATGGATACCACCTTCCTGTTTGCTGCTTGCTTTAGACATAGTTATGGCCCTATAAGAATATTCTTAGAAGTTTATATGACTTTGTTTGTTTATTTTTGTTTGTTTCTTTCTTGTATCTTACTGGCTCTTCCTTAAAGGCATTGTATTGTTCTCTTAAAAACCTGTCAAATACTTTCTTCGTCACTCCATCTTCGTTTCTTATAACGAAAGAATCTATAACATTTCTTGTCTTTTGTATTACTATTGTCCACACAACAAAAATACAGGAGATTACGGAATGAAAGACCTAATAGACGAATACGATGTAATGCAGGACTTCACATCAGAGATGGAGGAAGCATACCTACTATCTGATGTCATGAATTATATTAAACAGTATGGATATGAGCATTTCAGAAATAAACTGAATGCTAAGATGGAAGAGCATTACCTTGAACAGATGGCATCACTTCTTCGTTACAAAGAACAGTATGAGCAGGAGTTACACTAATGGGTGGCAAGTGTTTAAGTAAAAGGTTGTCCTGTGAGTGTGGTAGTAGTGATGGAATCCAGATATTCCTTCAAGACGATGGAACAGAAGATGGCTACTGTTTTGCCTGTGGTAAATACTATTCTACGGCAGAGGTTGGTGGAGACAGTAAGAGCTGCAGTTCAGTAGTTGTACCTATGGTTAGACAGGAAACAAAGATGAATCTAAACCAGATCAAAAAACTACCTAGCTCTGCTATTGAGGACAGACAACTAAGTAAGGACACAGTAGAACATTTCTCAGTAAAGGTAGAGCACTCAGAAGAAACTGGAGACATCATCAAGCACTACTATCCTGATACTCGTAATGGAGATATTGTAGGGTACGAGGTAAGAGAGACAAGGGATAAGAAGTTCAGTGCTGTTGGTGATCGTAAGGGGGACATAGACCTATGGGGTTCACACATTACAAGCAGTGGTAAGAAGTTGTTTATCACTGAGGGCAGACTTGATGCTATGTCTTTGTACCAAGCAATCATTGATAACAGACCAGCTAAGTACAGCAAGTACACACCATCAGTTGTGTCTCTTACCAGAGGCGCACAAGGTGCAGCCAGTGATTTGATTAACAATCGTAAGTACCTAAATAATTTTGATGAGATCATTCTTTGTTTTGACATGGACCCAGCAGGACAGAAAGCCCTGCGGGACTGCATTAAGATTATCCCAACTGCTAAAGCTGTTACCCTGCCACTCAAGGATGCCAGTGATATGCTGGTGGCTGGTCGTGGTTCAGAGTTGTTTGACTTGGCGGTTTGGAATGCACAGCCTGTACGAATGGGTGAGGTTGTTGACGTAGTAGACGTAATAGAAAAAGCTATGGAACGCCCACAGATGGGCATCCCTTTCCCCTGGCCCACTGTAACAAGGGCTTGTTTTGGTATAAGACCACACACTATTCATTGTGTTGGTGCTGCACCAAAGATTGGTAAGACAGATCATCAACACCAGTTAGTCCATCACCTTATTTTTAATGAGAAAGTCAGAGTTGGTATGTTTGACCTCGAGAACAGCCCTGTCAGAACAGCCAAAAAACTGGCAAGTAAACATGCCAAGATAGACTTCACTAGGCCAGACAAAGAATACCCAGATGAGCTATTGAGAAGTACACTACTGTCCATGAACGGAATGGTGCGTTTCTATGATCGTGGTGCAAGTCGTGATTGGGATGATATAAGAATAGCAATGCAGGAAATGCACTTGCTTGATGGTATCAACATCTTCATTCTTGATCCTCTAACTGCTCTAGTGTCTAGGTATTCTTCGTCAGAAGCTAATGATAAACTGAATGAGATAGCAACAGACATGGCTGACCTTGTTCAGTCTTATCCTATCACCATATTCTGTTACAGTCATGTTAACCCAAAGCCAAAAGGTTCTAAGCCACACGAGGCGGGTGCTAAGGTTCTTAGCTCTGAGTTCACTGGTTCAAGGGCAATGGAGAAGTGGTTTCACTATGGTCATGGGATTAGTAGGGACAGAACAGATGACTGCCCAGAAGAACAAAAGAATATGTCCCAGTTTTATATGTTGTTTGATCGTGAGTACGGACAGACATACAATTGTGATGTGTTCTTTGATGAACCAACTGTAACCTACCTTGAACCTAAGAGGGGGTGGTAATGACTGATTATGTAATTGACATTGAAACGGATGGTATAAATCCAACAAAAATTCACTGTATGGTTGTACAGAAAGACGATGGACATATTGAAGTACATACTGTATATGACGACATGCGTAGTTTTCTTTCTGGTCTTGGCCCAGGCGACAACATTATTGGTCATAACTTTATCCGTTATGATGCTCCTGTTCTGTCTAGAATACTTGGTATTACTATACAAGCCAAGATCATAGATACCCTTGCCTTGTCTTGGTACATTTATCCAGAGCTACCGAAGCATGGCCTTGAAGCGTGGGGTGAAAGGTTTGGGATCCAGAAACCAAAGGTTGATGATTGGGAGAACCTTGACATAGGTGAGTACTGTAGACGCTGTGTTGAAGATGTTAAGATCAATGCTGCTCTGTGGGAGAACTTACTGTCCTATCTTACCAACCTATACAACGATGAGAATCACGACAGGGCCATCAAATATCTGTCACTTAAGATGAGGTGTGCTGCGCTTCAAGAGAAGTCTAAGTGGAAGTTGGATGTTGAGAGGGCTAAGTCATTATTGTCACAGCTTCAGCAGTCCTACCAAGAATCAGTTGATGCACTTTCAGTTGTAATGCCAACAGTTTCTGTAACTAAAAAGAATAAGAGACCATCAAAGCCATACAAGATTGATGGTTCTTTGTCTGTTACAGGTGAGCGTTGGAAGAAGATAACTGAAGATGCTGGTCTACCCTTTGATACAGACGAGACAATCATAACATTGGTTGGGCAGGAGCCATCTAATCCTGGCAGTGTACCTCAGATTAAGTCATGGCTAGAGTCTCTTGGTTGGAAGGCACAGACATTTAAGTTTGCCAAAGAAACTGGAAAAGCCATACCACAAATCAAGGGTAGTGATGGATCGCTATGCAAGTCTGTCTCAAAACTAATACCCGATCACCCAGAGCTATCTCACCTTGAGACTATGACTGTGGTTAAACACAGAATAGGGTTGGTAAAAGGTTTTCTTGATAGCGTAGATTCAGATGGGTATGTAAAGGCTGAGATACAGGGACTGACTAATACACTCAGGTTTAAACACGCTGTCTGCGTGAACATCCCATCAAGCCGTAAGCCGTATGGTGCTGAGATCAGATCATTGCTGACAGTACGCACTGACGGTTATGTTCTCTGTGGTTCAGACATGGCATCCCTTGAGGATCGCACAAAGCAACATTATATGTGGGACTACGATTCAGAGTACGTCAAGGAGATGATGACACCAGACTTTGATCCACACCTTGACCTTGCACTGTCTGCCAGTGCCTTAACTGAAAAGCAGGTTTCAGACTACAAGGCTGGCATTCAGCCTGATGACGTAGTTCAGATCAGACATAACTACAAGGGTGGAAATTATGCCTGTACTTATGGTGCTGGTATAGCAACCCTGTCACGGCAATTGGACATCAGCGAGGCAGACGCTAAGAAAATACACAAGGCATACTGGGATCGTAACTGGTCACTAAAGGAGATAGCGAATAATGTAGGGACACGGAACATAGACGGAAAGCTATGGCTATGGAACCCAGTATCAAAGATGTACTACCATTTGAAGACCGAGAAAGATAAGTTCAGTACGTTAAATCAAGGTACTGGGACATTCTGTTTTGATATGTGGGTTGCCTATATCATTCAGGAAAGACCACAGCTTACAGCACAGTTCCACGACGAAGTGATCTTAGAAATTCAAGAAACCAAACAAAATGATATAAAGGATTTGTTGAACAAGTCTATACAAAAAGTCAATAAATTGTTACACTTAAATCGTGAATTAGAATGCGACATAAAGTTCGCTAAAGATTATTCTGAAATCCACTAAGGAGATTACCATGCCTTTTGAAAGAAAAATGAGTCAAGACGTTGGAAGTAACAAGTCTGAATACGAAAACCTAAAACCAGGTGAGTATGAAGGGCGACTGCTTTATGTATCTGATCTTGGTTTACAAGAGCGTAACTATGCAGGTGATGAGAAGCCACCATGCCAGCAGATATCACTCTGTATTGAGATCTTAGATAATCCAGTAACCATTGACGGTAAAGAAGTGCCACGCATTATGTGGACTAAGCCATTCAATATCTTTCGTACTATGTCTGGACTTGGTAAAGAGCTTGAGTATTACAAAGCATTCAGCCCAACAGCAGAAGAGGACGAGGTAGCTGATTGGGACTCTGTATTGAGTGTGCCTTGTACGGTCATAGTTAAAAACAAGCCAGTTCAGGATAAGTTGTACGACGAGATTGTTGGTCTTGCACCAATCCCAGCCAAGTATCGTGATTCTGTAGTCAAGTCATCTTTTACAGATCATTGTTCTGCTGGTGCTGAGGACATTGATAGCCCTGCAATCAAGTCGCTGTTTGGTTTGGCTAAGTATGTCCATGAGAAGCGGATTACAGAGTCAAGCAAACCTACACTAAAAGTAGTAGAGTCAGGGGTAGATGAAGAGTTTGATGACGACATTCCGTTCTAAGGGATTTTACAGTGAAACTTCTGATTGATGGCGACCCTATTGTTTATCGGATAGGGTTTGCCTGCCAAAAGAAAGACAAGAGTACGGGGTTGGTTTCGGCTGACCCCGATTCGTTTACGCTGCATAGTTGTAAGTTGTTTGTAAATGGTATTATCAATGACACACAGTGTGATTCCTATAAGATATTCCTAACAGGGAAAAACAACTTCCGATTTAAGATTAGGAGCGACTACAAGGAAAACAGATCCGGTTCAAAGAAACCCTATCACTACGAAAATATTAGGGCATACCTAATCAAGCAGTACGGAGCACAGGTTGTTGATGGTATGGAGGCAGATGATGCAATGTCGCTGCTACAAACTGAAGATACCGTCATAGCCACCATTGATAAAGATTTGTTAATGGTTCCTGGCCTTCACTATAACTACGTCAAGAAAGAGTGGACAGAAGTAACAGAAGAATCTGGTACTAAGTTTTTCTACACTCAAATGTTGACTGGTGACAAGGTTGATAACATCACTGGTGTAAAAGGTATTGGCCCAAAGAAAGCTGAAAGGCTACTGTCTGATAACGACAGGGAAAATTGGGATAACCTAGTTATTGATCTGTATATTGAAGAGTTTGGAGAGTACGGCTTCCAAAGAGCGGTTGAAAACAGTCATCTACTATGGATGCTTCAACGGAACAGAACAATGCCAATGGACTTTCATAATGCCAATCAAAAAGAAGAACCTAAAAAACAGCAAGTACCGTAGTGGCTTGGAGGCTAAGTTCGCTTCAAACAACAGTGGCAGAGGATATCTATACGAACCGTTCTCCTTGCCGTACATAATGAAACGTAGTTATAAACCCGACTTTGTTATAGATGATGTAATGATTGAGTGTAAGGGCTTCTTTCGCCCAGGTGACACTCTTAAGTACAAGTCAATAAGAGATTCAATACCTGAGTACGAATTAGTATTTGTACTTTCTGATCCAAACAAGAAGGTTAGAAAGGGCAGTAAGCTGACAATGGGGCAGTGGTGCGAGAAAGAAGGAATCAAACACTTCACTGTGTATCAAGACAAACAACTTGATAAGTATTTGGAAAGCAGGAGGAAGCATGAAGATATCAGTGATACCTGATTGTCAGGTTAAGGATGGTGTACCAACAGAACACCTTGAGTATGCTGCAAACTATATCGTAGATAAGAAACCAGATGTGATTGTAAATCTTGGGGACTTCTGGGACATGCCTTCACTCAGTAGTTATGACAAAGGCAAGAAGGACTTTGAAGGACGCAGGTACATCAAGGATGTGGAGGCAGGCAATAAGGCAATGGACTTGTTTCTTGCACCAATCAAGAAAGAGATCAGCAGGCTAAAGCGAAACAAGAAAAAGTTGTGGAATCCAAGAATGGTGTTTCTACTTGGCAACCATGAACAACGGATAGAACGTGCCGTAAATGCCGATGCCATCTTAGAAGCTGTGATTGGATACTCCGATCTTAACCTGTCTGATTGGGAAGTGTTTGATTACCTTGAGCCTGTAATTATTGAGGGTGTGGGGTTCTCTCATTTCTTTACGTCTGGTGTTATGGGTAGGCCAGTATCCAGTGCTAGGGCTATGATTACTAAGAAACACATGAGTTGTGTTATGGGCCATGTGCAGGACAGAGACATAGCATTTAGCAGGAGGGGTGATGGTACGGCTATCACTGGTATCTTTGCTGGGATATTCTATCAGCACAGCGAAGGCTATCTAGGACACCAGGGAAACAATAACTGGTCTGGTATCTGGATGCTACATCAGGTAGAGAACGGCAGCTTTGATGAGATGCCTGTTTCGTTAAGGTTCCTTAAGGACAAGTATTCAAATAACAAAAGGAAAATAAAATGCAAATAGTATTTATGGCTGAATGTGGACTGACACCAACACTTAATCCACTATCTTTTAGCAAAGAAACTGGAAGAATTATGTTATTTGGTCTACCCTTGTTTGGCTTCTGGTTGCCTTACATTGGGTTTACCACTTTCTTTGTTGACGAAACAGACCTAGAAGAAGGTGTAGAAGTAGAATGTTTCCTAGTGCAGTTCGTACTGCTTGGGATTTTTATTGTTTATAACGTATTGGAGAAAGAATAATGGAAATGGGTTTGTATGAATCCTACATTCACAAGTCAAGGTACGCAAGGTATCTACCAGAACAACAACGAAGAGAAACGTGGGAAGAAACAGTAGATCGGTATATAAAATTCTTTGATGAGCGTACTGACCACAAGTACCAGAAAGACTTTCAGGAGTTAAGAGAATCTATCCTGGACTTAGAAGTCATGCCAAGCATGAGGGCATTGATGACAGCAGGAGAAGCCCTTGATCGTGATAACGTAGCTGGGTTTAATTGTTCTTACTTAACCATCGATCACCCTAAAGCTTTTGATGAGATGATGTACATCTTGATGTGTGGTACAGGGGTAGGTTTCAGTGTTGAGCGCCAGTACATACAGAAGCTACCTGATGTTGCTGAGAAGTTTCATGATACTGATACTACAATTGTGGTGGCAGACAGCAAGATTGGATGGGCTAAAGCTTATCGTGAGTTGGTCTCATTATTGTACAGTGGTCAAGTACCATCTTGGGACATCTCAAAGATACGCCCAGCAGGAGCAACACTTAAAACTTTTGGTGGTAGGGCAAGTGGCCCCGAGCCATTGGTTGACTTGTTTAACTTTACTGTCTCTGTATTCAAGAAGGCAGCAAAACGTAAACTAAGCAGCATCGAGTGCCATGACATTTGTTGTAAGATTGCACAGATCGTAGTAGTTGGTGGTGTACGTAGGTCTGCCCTGATCTCACTCTCCAACCTTTCAGACGATAGAATCCGTAGAGCAAAGCATGGTCAGTGGTGGGATGAAGAACCCCAGCGTGGCCTTGCAAATAATTCTGCTTGTTACACCGAGAAGCCTGACTTTAATGCTTTCCTAAGTGAGTGGGTTTCTCTGTATGAGTCCAAGTCTGGAGAGCGTGGTATCTTTAGTAGGGTAGCCAGCAAGAAACAAGCAGCAAAGAATGGACGTAGGGACACAGACCACGAGTTTGGTACTAACCCTTGCTCTGAGATTATTCTTCGTCCTAATCAATTCTGTAATCTGTCTGAGGTTGTTGTTCGTGCAGACGATAACATTACAACACTAAAGCGTAAGGTTCGTATTGCTACTATTCTTGGTACGCTTCAAAGCACACTGGTTGACTTTAGGTATCTCAGATCAGTATGGAAAAAGAACACAGAAGAAGAGGCATTGCTTGGCGTTTCTTTGACTGGGATATTGGATCATCCAGTTATGTCGGATTCAGATGATGCTAAAGCCTTTGATGAGCTGGCTGATGGCCTGCATCTACCTGAAGTACTAACTCAATTGAAGCAGATAGCAATTGATACAAACAAAGAGTGGGCCAAAAAACTTGGTATCAACCAGTCTACTGCTATTACTTGTGTTAAACCTTCTGGTACTGTGTCACAGCTTGTAAACTCTGCCAGTGGTATTCATGGACGATACAGTAATTACTATATCCGTAGGGTACGTGCTGATATGCGTGATCCTTTGTGTCAAGTGTTAAGTGAAGCAGGTGTGCCCTGGGAAGTAGACGTTACAAACCCAACTACAGCAGTGTTTAGCTTCCCACAAAAGGCACCAGAAGGTTCTGTAATGTCTTCAGATCAAACT